TGGTGAGAAGATCGAGGGTGATGGAACAGACTTAACTATTGCTTCTTCTGCCGCATTGAACTTGACAGCTACAACAGACATCGTTGTTCCTGCCAACGTGGGAATCACTTTTGGTACAGGCGAGAAAATTGAAGGTGACAGTACAAACATCACTGTGACTTCCGGTGCCCAGATTATATTAGCGGCGACTACAGACGTAGTAATACCAGCTGACGTAGGAATCACATTTGGTACAGGTGAGAAAATTGAAGGTGACAGTACAAACTTAACTGTGACTTCAGGTGCCCAGATCATAATGGCGGCGACTACAGACGTAGTAATACCTGCCAACGTAGGAATCACATTCGGATCAGGTGAGAAAATTGAAGGTGACAACACAGACCTAACAATCACATCGGGTGCAAAAATTAATTTAGCGGCAACATCAGATATACACCTAGCCAATGATATTGGAATGGTATTTGGTGATGCAGGTGAGAAGATCGAGGGTGATGGAACAGACTTAACAATCACATCAAGTAACTTACTGAATTTATCAGCAGGAACAGATGTTATTATTCCAACTAACGTTGGACTGCATTTCACTGATGCCAACGAGAAGATAGAATCGGATGGAACAGATCTAACAATCAACTCCGGTGCTAAAATTAATCTAACTGCAACATCAGATGTACACATTCCAAATGACATAGGAATTGTACTTGGCGGTGCTTCAGAGAAGATCGAAGGTGATGGAACAAACTTAACAATCGCATCAGGTGGTACGTTAACAATAGCCAACACAGGTATAATGACTGTCAACGGTGCATTAACTGTTGCAGGCGACATGATTGTAAACGGAACTACAACAACAAACAACTCAGTCAACTTGACTATTGATGACAACATCATTGAACTACAATCTGGTATATCAGCATCAACTAACGACTCTGGTATCATCATTGAGAGGGGTTCAACAGGTAACAACGCGGCGATCATTTGGGACGAGTCAGTAGACAAGTTCGCAATGGGTTTAACAACGTCGACGGGTTCTGATAAATCAACTGGTATCTCAGTATCAGTAGGAACGCTTTTAGCGAACCTAGAGGGAACAGCAACAGCGGCAAACTATTCTGACGTAGCTGAAAGATTTGCATCTGACACAATCTACGAACCAGGAACAGTTGTTGCATTAGGTGGCGCAGAAGAGATCACACAGGTCAACGAAGAAGGATCAGACGAAGTGTTTGGTGTTATTTCTAGTTTAGGCCAAGCGGCATTCAAGATGAACGGTGGAGCAGGTAACGACGACACTCACCCATACATCGCAATGACGGGTAGGGTAGATGTTAAAGTAATCGGTTCAGTGAGCAAAGGTGACAGACTTATATCTGCATCAGTGCCAGGTTATGCTAGAGCGGCAATCAAATCAGAATGCACAGCATTCAATGTTCTTGGTAGAGCTTTAACTAGCAAAACAACAGCTGGACCTGGATCAGTACTAGCGGCAGTAAGAGTTAGTCACTAATAAATATTAATACTTTTTAGTAGAATTAAAAGGCCTTGTAGAAATATAGGGCCTTTTTTTTTTGGCTTGTAATCAATAAATATATGCATGAGTGTAAAAATAAGCGGTAACATTGAGATAAACGCAGATACTTGGTTGGAGTTCCAAGGAAAAAATGATGCCGGAGAAAACATCAGAATAGGCTCGATAAAAGGTAGCATCAAGGACAACAAGAAAGGTGCAGACCAAAGCGTGATACAGATAATCGGCAGGAAAGACGGACAGCACAAACCTTTATTGACCATCGCCAACAATGCCATCTACGCACACCGTGATGTTCCATTCGTGTGGCAGACAGAAGACGGTAAAAAAACTTTCGTGTCAGGTACATCAACTACTAAAAGAAACATAGACCTACCAGACGACAACGGCACACTGATGATAAACAATTCAGGAAAAGTAATGGCAACGGAATTGCCGACAAGCGATCCTAGTAATGCAGGTCAACTCTGGAACGACGACGGTACTGTAAAAATAAGTGCTGGTTAATTAAGTTATCAAATCTAGTATAGTCTGTAACTTGCCTTTGATGGCTTTGTTATTCAATGTGTTCTTCAAACCCATGTGTAGATTCTTGGGCCAGCATTCAAATGCTGTCCAACAGTAACCTGAGTGTTCGTCATTCAGCTTGGGTAAGAATTCAGTCTCTATCGCGATAAGATAAGTGTGGAAGAAAAACTTCTCATCATTTGATGTGAACATCTCCAAGGGAATAACTTTCTTGAACTTTGGCATCATGCCAACTTCCTCTTCTACCTCACGTTTCAACCCTTCAAAAGCAGACTCAGTAAACTTTGATTTTCCGCCGACCAATCCCCACATACCCTGTGTTTTTTTATCAGTCCTCTGCAGAAACAGGAAACGTTTAGTCGAAGTCGAATAGAACAAGGCTCCGGAACAGATAATGTTTTCTTTCATACTTTATTATAACAATATTGACTTATTTTATCAAGGAGTAGTTGCATCATTGGCGTCGGCATCTTCGGTCTGCTGGTAGCCTCCGTCGAGTACAATACTCCAATTACCTTGCGTATAAACACCTTCATATGACTTGACCCATTCTGTACCATTGAATTTATACTGTATACCCGTGTTTAAATTGGTAACATAGTGTTGCGTTGAATCAGGATTTGAGGCATCAAATGCTATGTTCCATTTGCTCGTACTACTGTTGTATTCTATGATGTCACCTACTTTTGCTACAAGCGTACCCCAAGTGCTACTTGTAAAACTTGCTGTTGAATCTCCCACATCATTTATTACCAAATAACGATCACCGTTCGATGGTGTACCTGGATTAAATGTTGCTGGGTTAATTATTTTTTTGACAGCTGTTAGTGAATTGCTAGGAATGGTGTCAGAATCAATTGTGTAAAGCAGTATTGTATCGTCCAATGTAGTTGTTGCTATTGTACCAATAACTTGGTTACCATTTGGTTGTGTCAATCTTATCTGTGACGTGCCATTTATCACTTTGCCATATTGGTCTAAAAGTATTTTCCAGTTAACTGCTGGACCAAATGTTTCAAATGGATCTATGTTGTTGTTTGCACCGGCCCCTGTGTGGAATCCGTCACCTCCAGATTTTACATTTGTACCGGTTGTTCCTAACAACCTCAATTGATTTCCTGTGACTAACAATCCAAAATTATTTGGTGTGATAAAACTTCTTGACGTTAATTCACCGTCTATTAACCCTTTTGCTATACCACCATCGTCGTCGTAGATGCTCATAATAATCTTTTGTACAACTCCTAATTTCTTAACTTTGACAGGGGGAGATAACCAGATAGGCATCGAGAATGTTAGTGTTGCAACATCTATGTCTGAATCGGCTCCGACTGGTATTGTTCTACTACTAAAAGTAACACCTGTAAGTTCAACATAACTTAAACTGGTCCAGTCTATATAGTTGTCTGTTTTTTGTATTTCAAAATCAGGATTGAAAAGATATAATATCTGTTCCATTATCTGTAGTTTTTGATCTGTGTTCGAACTCCAAATGTCTGCTGTGACCTCTAATCTAAAAGGCGAAGGCATCACTTTTTCTACAGTATAACCTGCACCTAATTGATTTGTATAATTTCCATCAGAGTCTACATCTCTTTCTCGTAGATGTTGTTTCTCTATATGATAAGGATTTTGCATCCTTTCCCTGTCATAATTTAGTTCTCTAACATACGCCGCGATCTTTGGTGTGTACTGTAATGCATTATCAGAATTATTCCTAATTATGTTTGCTACTTGTCTAGTTGGATCTCCGTACACAACAGGCACAGCTCTAAGGTTAATTGTTCCGTCACTGTTCTTTCCAGTTTCCACAGAAAAGTTACTCAAAATTCTAATAAATTGAGTAAGAAATTTTCTAACCTGCCCTTCGTAAAAGTGTAGCATTAATTGTCAGCCTTTGGTTTAAGAGCATCTGTCAGCGACTGTCTTTGGCTAACAGTCAAGCCATTTATTGTAGATTCTGTTGTGTTGTTTACAAAACCTGTTTTATAGTTTGCTCTTGAATCGTTGTTCGTTGTAGTTATTCTAACCGAATCTTCTATTTTTACCCATCTGGCTCCGTCATAACGGAATAATCTATTTGGCAGGTAGTCAGTTCTCAAGAAGTAATCGCCCTTGTCTACACCCGAAATTGGAAAGGATATTCCAAATCCTGCAGGATTACCATTTGGTGCAACACCGTCACCGTCTAGATAGAACCCATAGTGTGAACTTGCAGGGGTATCAATACTGGCATTTACAGTTTGACTGCTACTTGCTCTTTGACTTTCGGTGTTTACATTTTCAGTCCTGATGTTGCCTCTTTCGTCGATAGGTGCAACATAATATTGTTTGTAATTAAAGCCTGACTTAGGTGCATCCGCCTCTGCTTGTGCAACAACTTGATCGTTAATTGTTTTCTCTTTGTTGAAAGTTGACATGTAACTTGCAAGAGAACCGGTTGTCGTAGCATCTCCAATCACATCTCTGAATTCTTGTGAGTCAACTAATGTTTTCATTTTCAATCTTAAAAGGTGTGGCCACCATGTCTGTGAAAAACCTTCTGCCGCCCTGTTAACATCTTCCACAACATAATATCTTTTCAATGCAATTGGTATGCTCTCGTCTAGTGAATAGTCTTCTTTCATGTGTGGAAATTCTAGAACATCACCCGACATTGGTTTTCTGCCAATTCTTTCAACGATGTCATTAAGATGTACAGTTAAAAATAATGTGTCATTCTGTAAAAACATTCCAAACTGCGATAGATTAAAGTCAGCATCTTGTACATTGTATATTCCTCGCACAGTGTATACGTCACTCGAATATTTTCTATCCCTATTCTCTAAAAACAGCAAATCTTGGATTGTTGTTTCATTTAAATCTGTGCCTGTTACTCTGGGCTGACTAGGTGATGCCGCTCCGTCTTTGTTTGTATCACCTTGATCGTAGGGTCCTATGTATTTGTGTAGATGTAAATCAGTACCGCCCACCGTAAACATCTCTCTAATGTTCCGATCGAAGAATTTGTAGTCGTTGCCCTTTTCAGGCTTAAAAATGGATAATCTTGGCATATCATACATATTTATTGCACAGGCAAAGGCTATAAATATGAGTATGTCAGAACTACAAACAGGTCAGCAGGAAATATTCGATTACGTTAAGAACAATCTCGGCGATGGGATGATTGACGTTGAATTAGACCCTAAACACTATCAAACGGCACTGGAAAGAGCCGTGAACAAATTTAGACAGAGATCATCAAATGCTGTTGAAGAATCTTATGCTTTTCTTGAATTAAAGAAAAATCAGAACACATATATTTTACCAGATGAGATAATCAATGTAAGAAATCTTAACAGAAGGACTGTTGGATCCAGAACAGAAGGTGGAGAAGGTGGAACATTGTTCGAGCCTTTTAACCTAGCCTACACAAACACATACTTGTTGAGAGCAGGTGCAACAGGTGGATTGGCCACTTACTATGCATTTGCATCATACCAAGAATTAGTAGGTAAGATGTTTGGAAGTTTCATACAGTTTCATTTTGATGTAGCTACAAAGAAATTAACGATAACACAAAGACCCAGAGCCGACAACGAAACAGTTCTCATGCACACAGATAACTTTAGACCAGATATAACACTGTTTAAAGATATCTACTCTAAGCCATGGATTAGAGATTACACACTTGCAGTATCTAAACTTATGTTAGGTGAAGCACGGGGCAAATTTAATACCATTGCTGGACCGCAAGGCGGAACAACACTTAACGGTGATGCGTTAAAACAAGAAGGCCAAGCAGAAATGGAAAGACTAGAAGCAGACATAGGTAATTTCCAAGAAGGCGGAACACCGCACAGTTTTGTTATTGGTTAATTGACCATAATCTCCATTTAAATAAGAGTGCTATGAAAGATTCCAATTACAAGAATTATTCTGATCTTACACTAGAAGAGTTAGAAGCATTTGTGCAGGATTTGGAAAATATGAGTTTACTAGCCCTGAAACAACACAAGAAAAATCTAAGAATTTCCATTTTAAAATCCGTAAAAGAAGCAATCAAAGAGATTGAAAAACGTTTAAAAAAATAGTATAATAAACCTATGTTAATAGGTGTAGTAGGTTTAATAGGTTCTGGCAAAGGCACAGTTGCAGACAGACTAGAAAAAAATCATGGATTCCGAAAAGATTCTTTTGCAAAAAGTTTGAAGGATGCTGTAGGATCTATGTTTAATTGGGACAGAGAAATGCTTGAAGGTAAGACTGATGAGAGCAGGGCATGGAGAGAACAGCCTGATACTTTTTGGAGTAAGCGTTTTGGCAAGGAGGTAACACCACGTTGGGTATTACAATACTTCGGTACAGAAGTTATGCGTCAAGGTATGCATGATGCAATATGGATCGACAGTTGTTTGATGAGATATGATGGCAAGCCTACTGTAATAGCAGACACAAGATTTGAAAATGAGATTAAAACAATCAAGCAAGCCGGTGGCAAAATTATACTTGTAAAAAGAGGACAAGATCCTGATTGGTTTACAAGTTATGTAGAAGGAAATATAATTCCTGCAGGAGTGCATTCATCAGAATATGCATGGGCAAAATCAGAGTTTGATTTTGTTATTAAAAATGACGGTACAAAAGAAGAATTATCCAAGCAAGTAGACGACCTATTCGTCGGCAATAAGATCACCAACACGCCATCCAAGCCTGCGGGTACTACTCAACCTTTGGCAATTGGCGCAAACAGTTTTTAGATTAGTATTATTAGTATTCCTAAGATTGCCATCAACAAATAAAACATCCATCTGAGATCTGTCTTGTGCTTTAAAGCCACATAGTTCACACTTCTTATGTTTCTTGTATCCGGAACGTTGTAGAGCTGTGATTCCGCCAACTTTTTTTCCTGCCTTTTTGCGGATGCAAGTATCACACCGACTACGCCAGTACACCCTTCCATATCGCTTGTAGGCATATGCTCTGGGTTTAGATTTACACTCCTGGCACAACGGTCTGTCTTTGTATTGCATGTGTGTATTTACGTTGCCTATATAGGCACCGAGAAAACGGTAAATTATGCCAACAAAACCGTATGATTGAATAAATAACTCTAGTATATACGTAACTTGCAAG